TCCAGGTTATCCAGAACTAATTGGCGAAATGATTAGTCTAAACTATGACAGAGGCTTAACAGCATTTGTTGTAGGTGACTCACCAGCAACACTAACACCTGATGCAACATCACTCAACGAATGGGGTACAAACGTAAAACTTGCAGTTGAAGATAACGCAAACGGTCTAGTAAGCAGTGACGAGTACCTAGGCATGTATTATCCATGGGGCTTTACAAGCGACAACTTTGGTAACAATATTGTTGTTCCACCAAGCCACATGATGCTACGCACTATTGCACTTAGCGACCAAGTATCGTTCCCATGGTTTGCACCAGCAGGTACAAGACGTGGCGGCATTACTAACGCTACAGCAACAGGGTATATTGACAATGAAGGCGAATTTGTTTCAATTGCACTAAACGAAGGACAGCGTGATACACTATATGGTATCAGCGTTAACCCAATTACGTTTATTACAGGTGCAGGACTTGTAGCATTTGGTCAAAAGACTCGTGCAAGAAATGCAAGTTCACTTGATAGAGTTAACGTTGCAAGACTTGTTATCTACCTACGTAGTCAACTTAACAAACTTGCTAAGCCTTATATCTTTGAGCCAAATGATAAGATCACACGTGATGAGATCAAACAAGCGGCTGAAAGTTTAATGCTAGAGCTTGTAGGTTCAAGAGCACTATATGACTACATTGTAGTTTGTGACGAAACAAACAATACTCCAAGCAGAATTGATCGTAACGAACTATACTTAGACATTGCTATTGAACCAGTTAAGGCAGTGGAATTTATTTACATTCCATTAAGACTTAAGAATACAGGAGAAATAGCAGGTCTATAATATCATAATTTGGACCCCTGAAAAATGGGGTCCATGATTTGATAAATACTTGCAACAGGAGAATATTATGTCAATTTCAACACTATCAAAGATTACTGTTCCTCTAGCTTCTGATGCTAGTTCATCAACACAAGGTTTGTTGATGCCTAAGCTACAGTATCGCTTTAGAGTAATGCTAGAGAACTTTGGTGTATCAACACCAACAACAGAATTAACAAAGCAAGTTATGGATGTAACACGCCCAAGTGTAACATTCGAAGAAGTAGAAATTCCGGTTTACAACTCACGTGCATACCTAGCAGGTAGACACTCGTTTGAACCTATTACACTTAACTTGCGTGAAGATGTAAACAACAGTGTACAAAAACTTGTTGGCGAGCAACTTCAGAAACAGTTTGACTTCTTTGAAATGTCAACTGCGGCATCTGGTATCGATTACAAATTTACAACACGTATTGAAATCCTAGATGGTGGCAACGGTGCTAATACACCAAACATTTTAGAAACATTCGAACTATACGGTTGTTTCATTCAAAATGCAAACTATAACCAATTAACTTATAGTGCAAACGATCCAGTATCAATTACACTATCAATCCGCTTTGATAACGCAATCCAATCACCACAAGGTGAAGGTATTGGTACAAGCGTTGGTAGAACAATTAACAGCCTAGTAACAGGCGGTGGTGGTATCGGTTAATACCAAAAGTAAATTGGCATAACAATTTTAAGGGGACTTCGGTCCCCTTTTTATTTTATACGCACATAATGAATATGGATAAATATTTGTATGGCGAATATATTAAATGGTTTTCTAAACAACGTATTACAGGGTGCAACTAACCCAGGTGGTAATCTAAAAGATTATCAACACGCAGGTCGTCTCTTTGTTGACGACGGAATGCGTTTGGCTCCTAAGACTAAATTTCTCTATCATGTAGTTTTTGAAATGAGTGCATCTGCTCAGAAGATGATGCCACAGCTCAATCAAAGACACAAGCAAGAGTTTGCTATGCTTGTAAAAGCAGTAGATTTGCCAAAGATGCAAATTCAAACAGTTACAAAAAATATGTATAATCGTAAAAAGAATTTGCAAACAGCAATTGAATACGATCCAATTAATATTACATTTCATGATGACAATTTAGGCTTGACTACTACACTAATGGAAGCCTATTATAGATATTATTACAGAGACGGAAATTATGGCACAAGTGGAATAAGTCCCCCGTATAATCCAAGAAACACATTTGGAGATCCTTCGTCTCAAAATTATCGTTATGGTTTAGATAACGATCATGTAGAACCGTTTTTTAATAAAATAACAATTTATCAAATGGCAAGAAAAGAGTATATTGCATATACTTTAGTAAATCCTCTTGTTACAGGTTTAACTCACGATCAAATGGATTCTTACGATAATAGTACTCCTGCACAAAATCAAATGTCAATTGCATACGAAGCAGTATTTTACAGCAGAGGTGCTACAGGTGAAGACAGTCCAGCAGGATTTGGTCCTTTATCAGTAAGAGGCGGCGGCACTGGATCATTACTAGGCACAGGTGGTGTAGTCGGTGGTATTAGTGATATCATCGGAGATATTGCAGGCGGACAATTTAACTTAGGCACTGCATTAAATGTATTCAACACATATAAAAATGCCAAGTCATTGACTAGAGAAGGACTACGCCAAGAAGGATTTAACATTTTAAGAGGAGCATTGTCAAATATTACTAGAGAAACTGTTGGTGGCATTAGTGATGTAAACTTTCCTAAACAATCAGGAGACGGCGGCGACGGAAGTGTAGTTATAACAGCAGGCGGGTATGTAGATGTTGGAGTACCTACTTACGCAGAAAGAGTTGCTCAAGCCACTGGTAGCGGATCCTATGACGAAGTTCCTACATTACAACAAGTGAGAAATTCTGGACGATGAGCGACTATAAGATTAAACCGATTGATAGCGGTGAAGAAGTAAAAGAATTTTATAACAAATACTTTACAAAGCCTATTACATTTAGTGCTAATAAAGTTGATTCAGTTGTCGGGTTTTTTACAAAAAGAGGATTTGATGAAACTAGTGCTACAAGTGTAGCAAGTGTATTGCTTGAACAAGCAAGTATTGATGATGTTAATGTATTCACTCTTTTAGATACGCTTAAAGGTTTAGAAGATGTGCAAATTAGTAGTTTAGTAGCAGAAATATTAAATTACAATAGATCTAAGTCAAGTACCTTAGGATATAAGGTAGTTACAGAACCTAGAAAAGAAGCAAGAAATATAGTAGTATGATATGGCTAGATTTGCACAAGGAAAATTTGAACTCAAAAATCCTGAAAAATTCCTAGGCAATAGGACACCAACTTATCGTTCAAGTTGGGAATTTACATTTATGCAATTTTTAGATAATCACCCAAGTGTTAGCAAATGGGCTAGTGAGTCTATAAAAATTCCTTATAGAAATCCGTTAACAGGAAAACAAACAATCTATGTTCCTGATTTTTTTATTGTTTATAACAGTAAGAACGGCAAACAGCATGTAGAACTTATTGAAGTAAAACCTGCTAATCAAACACTAAGAGAAAAAGTAGGACGTTCAAGACATAATCAAGCGGCATTTATTGTTAATCAAGCTAAATGGGAAGCCGCTACATATTGGTGTAAGCAAAGAGGTATATTTTTTCGTATTATAAACGAACAAGATATTTTTCATAATGGCAAAAAACGATAAATAATAGTAGCATATAATGGATTGAACAATGACTAAAAAATTAGAAGAACTATTAGATTTGCCAGACTCGAAAGAAATTATTCAAGAAGCAAAAGCCGAAGAGAATAAAAAGAAAAAAGAAAGTGCCGTTGTTGACACACGAGATACTTTCCGCGACATGGCCGAGTTTGATAAAATTGCCGCGGCATTACCTAGTGTAAAAGGGTTAGGTGAAAAAGCTGACGAAGAACTAGAAGATATTGCTCAACGTGCATTAAGTAGTTACGAAGACTTAATGGATCTTGGCATGAATGTTGAAAGTCGTTATAGTGGTAGAGTTTTTGAAGTTGCAGGCAGTATGCTTAAAACAGGATTAGATGCCAAGGTTGCTAAACTAGATAAAAAATTAAAAATGGTTGAGCTACAACTTAAAAAAGAAAAAATGGACAAAGAAAATCAGGGCGACGGTGATATTTTTAACGGAGAAGGTGCTATTGTTACAGATAGAAACTCGTTATTACAACGTCTAAAAGGTTTAGATAAAGATAAATAGTTATAGAGGTATATTGCTATGGGATTATTCGCACAACTACTAACAGAATCAAAAAAGACCTATGAATTTAAAGTAGGTATTGCTGGAACTTTGGATGAAGGTTTCACAGATAGTTTAGAAACATGTTTAAAGAAGTTTGATGTAAACAGTGTTTCAAATGGTAAGAAAACACCAATACAGGAACGTCCATTAGATTTCCCCCAGTTACAAAATATGGAAGTTACGTATTATGAAGTTTCTTTAAACTATCCAACTACTCCACAAGTTTTAGAAGAATACATTGAAAAATGTTGCCCTTGTGAACCTAATCATGTTATTGTGCGTAACATGGGCGATCCAAGAGCAAATGACGATTATTACCAAAATAGCAACGAACCATACGAATCATTACTTGACAAAGAAGAATTAGAGCCAGGCGCATTAGAAAGTACTGCTCAAAATACAGTTGCTGGTAACAGAGTAATGGACCTTCTTAAAGAGCTAGAAACAGCTCGTAAAGAAAGAAATATTAATCCAATGGAAGGCGCACCTAAAGGTGAAAGCAAAGACATTGACAGTAAAGAAAACACCAAAGCAGTTATAGGAGGCTAATATGAAAGAACTACTTGAAAAATTAGCTGAGTTAGATAGAATTGACGAATCAGTTGATCCAACTCCGGCAGATGTAAAACGTATTGACGAGATGGCATCAATGAACATTTCAATGTCAGGCGAAAACGCAGATGAAGTTGCACGCCTTGTTCAAATTATGCGTGGAACAGGTTCAGACGCAAAACCAGTTGACATGGATATGATTAATCCGTCAATGGATAAACTAAGAGCAATCGTAGGCCCTAAAGAACCAGACATGATTAGTCCAATGGACAAAGGTATGGACCAAGACGAACTTAAACCAGGCATTCAAAAAGAGCCTTGCCCAATTTGCGGTAAAGTACACTTAGGCAATAGTAGTTGTAACGATTCAATTGATAACGACGACGAAGCACTAGAAGTATCAGCTAATGAAGGCGGCATGTCAGATGTAATGATCGGTGTTGATGAATTACTTGCAGACTATACTAATGGCGATGAAAAAGAATCTGGATTAAAAATGCCAAAAGATGAAGTTATTCAAGCAATTAAAGATAGCAATGCAGATCCTATGGAAATTAGATTTGCTATTGATACAGTTAAAAATGACTTTGACGATGAAGGCAACTACAAATATTCAGGATATGATGAAGAAGTTGAAGAATGGGATAACAGCCCAGAAGAAGAATACAAAGATCATCAATATATGACTAAAGATTTGTCAGGCGGTATTAACAGAGAAAAGAAACAATACAAGGCAGCTCAGCCAGGCGATAATGCAATGGCAATGGAACAATTACAAAACGAATTGCGTAATGCATTAATGGCAAAAATGAGTGAAGGCGCAGATATGATGCCTTTACCTAGTGCCAAAGAAATGAAAGCATGTGATGCAAAAGGCATGTCGAAAAAACAAATCATGGACAAATATTCAGGCTGTGATCGTAAAAAATTAGAAAAATTATACGCCAGTAGTTGCGGCGGCCACTAAACGCATTGAAACTCAATAGGGCCTCAGGGCCCTATTTTTTTGAGTAAATACGTTATGAGCAAATCATTAGACGGTGTAATAACCAAGAAAGCTAATCAACGAGAAACATATACAGAACAGCAAGTTCAAGACTTAATGCTGTGTATGGATCCCGATGAAGGTTATCTACATTTT